AAAACTTTGGTGTGCTTTATATCGCGTCTATGACTGCGCGCCAAAGAGATGCTTTTGAAGTGGATCATTTAGAAAAAATGGACACCGGCAAAGACAAGCAAAACTTCAGGGCTCGATTAGTGGCTCAGTGTACGGTTCATGAAAATGGCGAGCGTTTCTTTTCCGATGATGATGTTGAGAAGATTGGGGATATGCCTGTCAGTGTTATTCAGCCACTTTTCAACAAAGCCTCAAGCCTAAACGGCTTTTCCGACAAAGATGTAGAGGAGTTGGCGGGAAACTAACTAAGCGGCCCACACGGCTTTTTTTACATCAGTATGCAAGGGTGCTGGGTCGCACTGTTCCAGAGATAGAGGTTACCCTGACGGCAAAAGATGTTGCCGAAGCTATGGCTTATGAACGGATAGAGCCGTTTTATTATCGAGATGATTACAGGATTGCAATGCTGTGTTGCTTGATTTCAAACATAGTCAAAGCAGAAAAAGCACCCCCACATGATATAACTGACTTTATGCCTTTCACGTCACAACGAGATCGGCAAAAGCAATTAGTCAATAAAATAAAGGGAATATTCGGTGGCAACAATAGCAAAAATAAGCATTGAGCTAGCTGCTAACAGTGCCAAGATGGTTTCCGAGTTAAAGAAAACGAACCGTAAAATAGATTCGTTTGCTAAAAAGGCTAAGAAATCTATCAATGTTATGAAGGCTGCTTTCCTTGCTACTGCTGCTGCCATGACCTTTAAGTTTGCTAAGGGTGCTCTCGATGCTGGCGATGAAATACAAAAGCTTAGTATTCGATTAGGGGCAACAACTGAAGCTCTTAGCCAATTTCAACACGTTGCCAACCTTTCAGGAGTAACATTTAGAACATTTGTCATGGGTCTACAAAGATCCACTAGACGAATAAGCGAGGCCGCAGCCGGTACCGGTGAAGCCAAAAAAGCTTTAGAAGAATTGGGGTTATCAGCTAAGGAATTAAATAAGTTAAGACCGGAGCAGCAGTTTGAAGTTTTGGCGGAAGCTTTAAGTCAAGTCGAAAATCAAGCTGATAAAGTTCGGTTATCAATGAAGTTTTTCGACTCCGAAGGCGTGGCCTTGCTACAAACCATGGAAAATGGCGCTGAGGGTATTCGCGAGATGAGAAAGGAGGCCGATAAACTAGGCCTTACATTAAGTCGAGATAATGTTGATGCCATGGCTGATGCAAATGATGCCCTCACCAGGCTGAGCGCGTCAGGTGTCCAACTAAGAAATGTGTTGGCAACCTCGCTCGGTCCTGCAATAGCATCAATAGCCAATTGGTTGAGCGTTAATCTACCAAACGCTATTGAAGTGACTAGAAAGGGAATTGTTATCTATCTGGAGGTATTGGGAAGGGCCGTAGAAACAATGTTTACTTTCCAGTCAACAGTCCTAAAAGTCTTCGGTCACCTACCGGGGTTTGTGGGTGAAAAATTCAACTTGGCAGCCGGTGCGATAGAAAACTTTGAGCAAAAAATACAAGACTCCATTTCCGCAATGCAGCAAAATATTGCTCCCAGCCCTGTTGAAAAATTCCAATCTGATGTTGAGGGGGCCGCTTTATCCTTAGATGATTTTTCCAATACCTACGAGGTTTGGACAAAATCGATGGATGATTATTTTGATACCTTATCGAAAACTATGAGTAAGGTGGGTGAAAGCAGTACTAAAACTAAAGATGATTTTGATCAAATGTCTGTTTTCGCTGATCAGGCCGCCAGAAATATGCAATCTACATTTGCCGACTTCCTTTTCGATCCATTTGAAGATGGTTTGGGTGGGATGCTCAAGAGTTTCGGTGAAACGATGAGGCGTATGGCTGCTGAAATGCTAGCATCTAGGGTATTTCAAGCTGTTGGCAGTAGTTTAGCGGGCAGTGGGAATGCCACCTTAGCGGGCATGGGTAACTTTTTTGCCCCGTCTGGCGCTAGGGCCAACGGTGGCCCGGTTTCAGCTGGCAAGTCATTCCTGGTTGGTGAGCGTGGTCCTGAATTATTTATTCCGGGGGTGTCTGGTAATATTGCCGCAAATGATAAATTAGGTGGTCAATCTGTTGTAATTTCCCAGCACTTTGATTTTCGTAATGCTCAAAAAGGCGCGGCCTCTGAGTTGAGGCGTGAGGCGAAACGAATTCAAGATAATACATTGGCAGCGGTTCGTTCTGAAATCTCTGGGGGTGGCCAAATGGCTAGGTCAGTGGGGGTGAAGAGATGACCACCTTCAATATGCCTAGCAGTTCAAGCTTTATGAGCGTGGACTTTTCACTGGAATCAAATACCCAGAGTTATACCAGCCCCTTTAACCGAGTGACACAAACCCTAGAAAATCCTGGCGCTCGATGGCGTGGAATCTTCAATGTAACTATCCAGCGTGGAACGGATGAAAATATTGATGACCTGCATGGGCAGTGGAAAGGTTTTCTTGCTCGACTGCGGGGGATGGCTCACCGCTTTTATGGTTTTGATCCTGCTCTCAGGACGCCAAGAGGTTTGGCTGGCCAAGGTGTCGCCGCCCAAGATCTTTCAAGCTCACCTCTTTACCCAAGCGCCAGCCTTTACCCATCCTTATCGACTTACCCGACACAGGATGCCATGACCGCAATTGCGGGGGTGGCGTCTTGTGCTGTTAAAACAGTGCACAGCACAAGCGTTATAACTGTGGACGGACTGCAAGCCTGGGATTATTCAGAGGGTGCTAATCCACTTTTCGAAAGTGGTAGACCATACCTGAAACCAGGTGATTACTTTGAGCTAAACAACGAGCTGAAGATGGTGGTTGATTGGTCTGGTGATGATGTCGTTAACGGTGAGGCAACTATAGAATACGAGCCCCCTAGCCGAGCGACTGTTAATGTAGATCAAGTTGTAACGTTAACCAACCCGAAGTGTTCCATGATCCTGGTTGATGATCAGCAATCAGGTTGGAGTATATCGCCGGGCCAGGAATACACATTTAGTTTCGAGGGTGTTGAGGCCTTTGTATGAGTCGTGATTTAAACCAAGCTATTATTAATGCCTCAACGCTAGAAAATATAACACCATTAATTTTCGTCAATTTGGATTTTGCAACAGATCCGGTATACGTAAACAGTACAGTTTTATCAATCCCTTGGAATGGGCAATCGTGGCTAGGGGTTGAGGGTCTTGGAGATATAACAAACATAGCTGAAAGCTCAGAGCTCTCAGCCGCTCAGGTCAGCTTCACCTTAACTGGGATTCCAAGGGACCTAATAACTATTGCAACAGATCAAGATTACCAAGGGCGAGATGTGACCATTTATTTTGGTGTACTTGACTCAAATCATGATTTGGATGGATCTCCATCGACAGTTTGGAAAGGTCGAATTGATACGATGTCGATAGAGCTGGGGCAGTTTGCAACGGTCACGGTTAATGCAGAGAACCGTTTGGCAGACTGGCAACGGCCAAGAATCCGAAGATATTCACACCAAGACCAACAATTGCTATTTGCCGGTGACCTTGGTTTTGAATTTATTAACACTATGGCAGACATTGAGCTTAAGTGGGGTGAAGCGTGAGAGTTCCAGATTGGGAATCTAAGCTATACAAATTTATAGAGTCCGATATTTCTTATGATTGGAAAACAATGAATTGTGCTCTATTCGCGGGTTTCGTAGTCAAAGAGTTGACTGGTCTTAACTTCACTCAGGGATACCTTTCTGAATTAAATAAAATTCCATCTGAAATCGCCATGTTCAAATACTTGAGATCTCTGGGGGGGGTGCAAGCGATTGCGGACAAACATCTGGGTGTTAGAAAACCTATATCTAGAGCCCAAAGAGGTGACGTTGTTAGTTGCGAGCTTGATCTTGGTTTATCTCTTGGCGTGTGTCTAGGGCCAGTGTCGGCTTTCATTTCTCACTCAGGAAAAGTTTTTATAGAAACGGAATGCTGTGAAAATGCTTGGGGTGTTGATTAATGGCTGCAGCTATCCCGGTCGCCATTAATGTAGGTGCCTCTCTTTTCGTCGCCAATGCTTCAACCAGTATTGTTGCATCAATAGCCGTATTGGTTGTTGCTTCGACTGTCAGTAGCAAGTTACAACAGCGTGCTTTAAGGCGGGGCCTAACAGATCAAAAGGCCGGTCAGAAAGTTTTAATTAGATCTGGAAATGAGCCTCAAAGAGTAATCTATGGTGAGGACCTTGTAGCCGGTACTCTGGTCTATGCTGCCTCAACGGGTACAGACAATAAATACATTCACCTCATAATAGCTTTAGCCGGCCATGAAGTTGATTCAATCGGGGATATTTATTTTAACGATACGATATCGACAGACGCAAAGTTTACTAGTATTCCCCAGGTGCCAACTTATACGGTGCTAGTGGGGGGCGCATATACCACACCAGGAAATTTAACAGTCACTATTGATGGTACCGCTATCCCTTCGGTAGCTCTCAACGACACCACGGCAGTAAACGCCGAAGCCATCAAGACCGGCATAAATTCAGAGGCATTACCGGGAATCACCGCCACTCGGTCTGGGTCAACTGTCACAATCACGGGTAATTCTGGCGTTGAGATGACTGTGACCACGGCTGATGGCAGTACAGGGTTCACGCTCACTGAGACGGAAACCCAAGAGGAATTCGGGCCTGCTTATCGGATAAACAAATACACCGGAACCGACTCACAGACCGCTGATGCTGATGCCGTATCAGAGTTGACCGACTGGACAACGAATCACCGACTTAGGGGGATCACTTATATCTACGCCCGCCTTGAGTTTGAGCGCGAAACCTGGCAGGGATTGCCAGAGATCAGAGCAAAGATTAGAGGCAAAAAAGTTTACGATCCTAGAACGGCGCTAACTGCCTGGTCAGATAATGCCGCGCTGTGTATCCGCGATTACTTGACTAATGATTATGGCTTAGAAATTGGATCGGAGGATTTGCCTGATTCAAATTGGAATGCTGCAGCTAACACATGTGACGAATCAGTCAGCATTAGCGCTTCAGAAACTAACAGCAGATATACCCTAAACGGTAGTTTTAGTATTGACGAGCAACCCATAGATATTTTGGAAAAATTAAAATCATCATGTATGGGCGAGCTAATTTATAGCGCCGGGAGTTACCTTTTATTTCCTGCTCAATATGATGCTCCGGTTTTCAGTATCGGTGAAGGTGATATCCGTGGACCGATGAGAGCGCAACCCAAAGCCAGCCGCCATGATTTATTCAACGGTGTCCGAGGCCTTTATGTTGAGCCCAGCGACCTGTATAACGCTACCGATTATCCGGTAGTTACTAGCTCAACTTTTGAGACCGAAGACGGTAGCCAGCAAATATTGGCAGACTTGGAGCTCCCCTTCACTAATGATGCAATGGACGCGCAACGCTTAGCTGCCCTAATGCTAGAAAAATCACGGCAGTCATTTGTTGTTGAGCTCCCCGTAAAGCTGATGGCCCTGCAGGTGATCTGCTGGGAAACCATTAAGCTGACTATCTCTGATATGGGGTGGACGGATAAGGTTTTTAGAATCATTGATTACCGAATATCATTGAGTGGTGATGATCAAGGTATTGATTTGGTCCTGCAGGAAGAAAGCAGTGATTCATATTCCTGGAGCTATACTAATGCCACCGCTGTTGATGCGGTCACCGCTCCGGTTATTGCAAA